CTGAATTTCTTGCTCTAACGCGTTTATATCGTGGTCAGCTTGCGGGTCTTTTCCGTTAGATGCTTGTGCGATAGGCTGTTCTGGCATGTTCCACAGTCCCGACTTCTTCAATTCTTCTACGTCAGTATTGCCTTTGATTTTAAGTTCATTATCAAATAGGCTTTTCAGCTCTTTCAGTTTAAATTCGGCTACTTTTGGATCATCCAAAGCGGTCGGCATCATGTTCCGAAAGTTTTTCTCTTCCTCGCCGTTGATTGCACCGCCTGACCGAAGCCTACCTATCACATCTGTAAGATGCCCAGTGAGTACCGAATATTTATTGCTGCCGATAAATTTAATGCGATTAGATGGGTCCGGGTTTTGGTCAAATTCCTGTTGTAACTGATCTAGCGTCTGCGAACCGAATACTACTTGACCAAATGCCTTTTTCTCCTCGGCGCTCATGTCATTCACGCGACGCTGAATCGGCTGAGAAGCTTTTCCCGATCCCGTCAGCTCGCCGGTTGATATCTGAGTACCTGGCGCGATCTTAGTCAGATCGACCAGCATGTTTACCTTTTCTCCCTTGTCATTCGTAGCTTGGACCATGTGCAATTGCGGCTTTTCCTGGCCCTCTACTGAGGGGAAGCTGGTTACCTCCTGCCCGGTAAACGGATCGGCGAGCACAGTGGCGGGCTTGCCGTTCTTGTCGGCTTTCGTGATTTGCATGAGCGGAGTTTGCTTTGCTCTCTCTTCACGAATCGATGCGTAAATTGGCGATCCAGACTCGTCCGAAAACTGCACAGACTTGCCGCCTGGGTCATCGTTACTTAGCGTGATACCCTTTGCCATCAGTGCAAGCTGGCTGGGCTTTGTCAGCACGCCTTGTGAAGCTTGCTCGTCTTGTCTTAGCTGGGATTCCTGTTGCTTGATAGCAAGCTCATGCTGCTTTTTGATCAGATCTTTCGTCTCATCTGGGGCAACGAGGCCATGCACTTTTTCCGCTATCGTCAAACCCGTGAGGATGGTGCTAAGCGCTTCCGCGGTCTTATCACGTCGCGTCGGCATATTGATCTGAGCCATTATGCGTACCCCTCATATCCTTGAGCCTGCCGTGCTTTATCCATCTGCTCTTGCCTGAGCCGCGCCTGTGCTAATACGCCCATCACGTCTTGCCGCTGCTTTTCCGGCAGCTGCGCCGAAGCCACTTCTGCGTTGCGTAGGGCTGTCAAATTGTCCGTCTCAAGCACGTCTTGCCTGCGCTGCATCGCGCTTGGCGCCTGAATACTTGGCATCTGGTTCTTGTTAGATGCTTGATCCATGGCGCCGCCGATAAAGTTCCCAGCTTGCGCGCCAGCCATCGCAGATCCGCCAGATCTGCCCATGATACCACCCACGATGCCACCGGCAATGGTGCCGATAGTACCCATTTCATTGCTTCTACGCTGAGGCACGTTGATTTGAGCCATTTTTCAATACCTCCACTTCCCTATTTTTCGGCCAAACGTCGGCATCCTTGGAAAAACTTGACCTGTTCCTTCGGGCAACGCTCCGCCTCTAGTCGGCATTCCGCCGCCGCCTCCGCCCTGCTGCGGGCTTCCGCCGCCGAGATTGACTATCCCTTGCGTGAATTTGCCCCACGCCGAACCAATTTGACCGAAACCGCCCATAATTTTGTCGGCAAAACCCTTTTCATTCAGCACTTTGTCGGCAAATTCGATATTTTTATTATTGATCCGCTGCTCTTCCTCAAATGTTTGCTGGAATTGCTCCTTTGCCGCGTTAAATTTCTTCGTTTCGAAATCCATTTGGGAGTTGAACAACTCTTTTTGCAATCCCTGCGCCTTTTCTGTCTGACCGGCTTGCCATGCTTTGTCGATCTCGGACTGTTTGCTAGTCCAATCTCGCTGCAATCCCGCTTGCTCGACGGCAAATTTCTGCGAAGATTCACGCTCGCCGGTGGAAAATAGATTCTGTGCTGTCCGCTCACTGGTAGCAAATTCCCGCTGTTTCGCGCCCTCAGCTGATGCAAAATTCTGCTGGGCTTCGCGCTCTGATGTCTGAAACTGTCGCGCCTGCTGTATCTCGTCTTTCCGCATCTTTTCTTGCGTCTCAGCGGCGCCGATTGACTCGTTAGCAGCCTGCACTTGCTCATCACCAGCTTGCTGTGCTTGCTGCTCGATTTTTAATTGCTCGCCCGATCCTGGCCCACCGCCCATCGCTGCAAACCGGCGCTTGATAGCCTCAAGTCTCTCCGAAGTACCCTGTGCTGCTTGCTGCTTTGCCCTGTCTCTCGCGAGCTGAAATTGATCAATTTGCTGTGGATCTGCCATTACGCAACCCCTCTGATATTGTATGTGTAGTTCAGGCCGTGCACTTTAAAGCGCTGGCCAGCTGTGTTTTGATTCGAAAATTTCAGCTGTATTCGCTTGCCGGATATCGCTCCGAGTTGCACTTCGATCTCATCTTGTGAGCGACCACCACCCCACGAACCGACGCCCCAGGTGAAAGATCCCCAAATACTACCGCCAGGATTGAGCGACACTGGATAATCTTGCGAGAAATCAGATACATCGGAGTCAACACGGACGCCCACGTTCATGTTGTACACGCCTGCTTTGTCGACCAGGAGTCTCACCGACCGAAAGTCTTTGACCAGGTTTTCGTGCCCAGGCAGGCCGCTGAATTCCTTAGTCCAACAGTAGCTATCTATCGCTGCGCTATCGTCGCTGTATGTAGTGCCTTCTATCTCGTATACAAATCCATCAGAAAGCGATGATCCGCCGTATAGCTTACCGCCATAGACGCAAAATTGGGCTATGTTCATCGCTGTATAAGGCGCCCAAAGCTCTGTCTGTGCTTTGTTAATGCGTCCGAGAGAAAAGTCAAACACGTAGACGCGGTTGTTAGTTGTCTGGTTCACACCGTGCGTTACTGCAATAAATGCCCTGTTTTTAAAAACAGTCGCAGAAAAATTCCTGGCATAAGCACGCTGCATTAAGAACACGTCAGGCTCTATCGCTTCCGACCTAAGCTCGCTACCCATCGCGCCCACGTCCATTGCTGTGGAGATGGGGTCGACACTCATGCCTGCAATTGCTGCAAATCCCGCAAATAGTGAGTTCTGCATGGCTGCGAACATGATCTTGTCCTGGTAAAGAAAGTTAGCAAAAGGCGAACGTGATCCGAAAGATGAAGCAATCCGGATAAAGCGCCAGTCGCTTGGACTAGTCGTCTGCATATAGCAAATATAGAGTGAATTCTCACAAGTGATAAATAAGTTGTTTTGATACACGTCGATGCCGACAATCGTGTCGCTCGACGCGTCGCCTATTTTCTGAAAGCTCGTCGCTAGAAAGCGGTAGGGATTTTCTAACTCAGACCAATGTAAGTAGTTGAGATTAGTGCCGTTATTAGTGAAAAGTCTATTTTGGTGATAGCAAGCTATGGAATATTTTGGCGGCTCTCCCGCGTCACTGGGAGCTGCTACGGCGATAGCAGCATCCGCAACGTTGTCATTGTATGTCGTCGTTGTGTTGTCATTGATAGTTCCAGCCAGGAGCCACGTAGTGCCGCCGTTCATAGTGCGATATATTTGCCGCGCATTTACACCATGCGACTGCGGTGCCACCGGGATACCCGTGAGATAACCTTGCCCGGCCGCCAGCGTGATAGTCACAGTAGACGTTCCCACGTCCCCGCCGACCAAACCAGAGTTAACGAAAGCCACCTTCCATCGATACTGACCCGTCAACACACCTACAGCTGTCGTCCCTGAGATAGTTGTCACTGTGCCGGTTGCTTGTGGTACGCCGTGGCGCGTGAATGCCGAGCCGTTGTATTTATACGGCGTGACGGTACCATTGCCGATAAACATGTAGTTTTGGTACTGCGCCGTGCCGACTCGCACGCCTGTTGAAAAGACGCTCTGAGCGCTCGCAATCGTGGTAAATGTCGTAGTGCCCATGGTCCACGCTGAACCGCCGAAAAAACCGACCATTGTCTCTGCGCCGGTGTCAACTCTGCGCGTATATAGTCCATCACAAGCGTAGGCGCCTACTGCCGTGGTATTGAGCTTCGTGATGCCTGGTCTTGTCCCTACCGAGCCTTGCGAAAAAAGCACATTTCGGCAATTCGGAGATTGATTATCTTCGATTAGGGAACGCTCAAATTTCGAGTTGTAACCGCCGTCTAAAGCTTGGCGGCCACGAGGTGGATAGACGATGTTGTATCTATTTACCATATTGCGTAGTCCACATTAGCAACGATCGGTAGTTTATTGCCCCTTAGCCTCATCTCCTCATAAGACACCGCACCCTGCACCTGCCTATCCCATTTAGTCTGATAAAATTGCGCCCCATCGTAGTCTTTCGACTTGGAGCACATCCGAGAGACTAGGTAGTCCACCACTTGGATGTGATACGTGACCGGAATTTCCATGACGTAAGATGCGGTTGGTACGCCCGAAGGCTTGAGCCATGCCCATACTTTGAGAGCGACAGCCGAACCAGGGATCGGGCGAAGTGATAGAGTGTCATTGAAGGCGACAAAACCGGCGGGCGTGCCTGTGCTTGTGCTCGCCGAATTATTGCCGGTGATGATATCGTCTTCGCGGAACGATAAGTCATCTAGGGCTTGCCCATCGTATGTGACACGCATAATACCGATTGCATTAGTCGGATATGCGTAGTCTTGTGTCCCTGAGACTGTCGTCGTCGTAAAGACGCCCTTGATCACCTTTGCTTTGGTAGCAAGTTCCATTTCGGCAGAGTGTATCCAGTCATACATCTGCGCATCTGAATAAAAGGTATCCGAGGATTGCGCGTTGAAAGCGCGTCTGGCTGCGTCAATGATCTGGCCTGGCGTCATATATCAGCTCCACGTAGTAGTCATCGTTTGCTTTGTCCAGCTACCCGTTGCGCTTCCCTGCGCCCAGCTCGGAGCGTATCGCTGCTCACCGTCCGTGGTCGGTTTCTTGAACACGTAGTTGTATCCTCGGCCATCATACAAGTACTCATCACCAGGATCTGACGCTACTGTCTGGGTATTCACAACCAACTTTGCCTGCTCTTTGCAGGGTACTGTATCAAAAAGCTGCGAATTCGATATCAGTTTCTCGACTGTTTGGAGCGTGTCAGCTGTCCCCTCGCCCCACTTAAACGAACCCCAAGAATACTGGCCCCACATCGAAGTTGGGCCTTCTCCGAAAACGTTTACCGAGTTAGTGATTGTCTTGGACCAGGCAGTCATAGACCATGATCCTTACGACAATGTTAACTGGTAGATCACCTTCAGCGTGTCGCTTGCGCCCACGTTTATCGCTAACTCGCTATCCCTACTAATCAGTGTCCCAGCGGCGCTAGACGTAAATAAACCATACTCTGTGATTGCTCCAACCGCTGAATTTGTCGCAAACGTGCATGTTAGCTGGTACATCTGATTCGATACATAAGACGCCGTAGCTGTCTGCCTCGCAATCTCTGTGCCCATAGCGATATCTGCAGCGCTCTCAGCACCCGTTCCAGTGCCCACAGCAATGTATTTTGCGGTGAACGTTGAGGCAGCAACAGCTGCGGACGCTAAGAAACGCGCAAGCCACTCTTTACCGTTGGTGCAAACGACGTTTTGACCAACTAGGTGTTGCTTTACTTCGCCGCCTGGTCCATACACGGTCGTGATATATCTACCGCTAAATTTGAATGTTCCGGGCATTATTTCCCCTTTTTAGCAAGCATCGCATCGATCAACTCGGTCAGCTCTCCAATTTTTGCGGACTGCTCCGCTACTTGCTTTCTCAGATCGCTATCATCGTCCGTTTCTTTTGCGGGATTTGTCAGCAACAGCAAGTGCCGCGCTTCCTTGATCTGATCCGCAAGCTCTTCCTGACTTGCACAGACTTTACCCGTCAACGGATTAGTTAACGCATGAAATACAGCCTTTTTCGGTGGAGCTTCTATGCGTATTTTTTTGAAACCCCGCGGATCGTGATTGCCGCCGCCGTCCAATATGGGTGCTTTGAATTGCGATTTAAATTGAAGCGCTTCGTCCTCATCCATCTCAATATATTGGTGCGGAGCGATCTCTATTTTTTGCGACCGAAATTCTTCGACGTGACTGAATTCATTGTCATTCCAAACCTTAACTAAACTCATAACATTCTCCAATAAAATTAATGAGATCCGAATAAAACGATATTGCATGACGTTGCAGTCATTGCTGTACTAAGTTCGATTTTAACTTGCTTCACAGCGGGCGGATTCAGCGGCACAAGCGCTTGCGTGACGCTCGAGTTGACAAACACTTGTGCTGGCGTTGTAGTGCCTACCCCGGTACCAGCTGCGCTCCATCTCACTCGATAGAAAGTAGTCCCGTCGAGCGATCCTTGCAGATAGACATCAGTCCCCGAAGCCATCGTAGGGATCTGAATGCCGAAGAAATCAAGGCCAGGCGGCAAAGTGTATGCGCTAGAAAGCGTCACGTTGCTTGCGATATTGAGCGTGCGGAGCGGTCCGTTGTTACCACCGTTCATAGGTTTACCCTCTCAAAATTGTGCTTATCCGATCCCGTAGACGGTCGCAAACATCACATCGCCGTTTGTGAATCCGGTGCATCCCAATACTCCCATCGACTGCACGCCAGAAGCATTGGAATTGATCGCCACTTTGACGCCGTAGGTTGTCATCGAGGTCGGGCACCAAGTGATGTGGTCGATTCGCTTCAGACCTGTTTCTACAGTTTGCGTTGCAGCGTCAGCGCTAATTTTCAGGAGCACAATGCGCTTGTTACCGAATGCCGTTTTTTGCCTAGTTACTGTGTAAGCCATCTTTTGTCCCCTTAAAAAAGGATTTTTACTTCGTTCGTTTCCGGGTCTTCGCACATTTGCCGCGTGTGTTCGCTCATCGAAAACCGCGATAAGCAGTCCTTAAGATCCATCTGTTGGATAGTGATCAAATTGCCCTCAGCGTATGCGCCGAGCGTTCCGCCCTCTGTGCAATTGATATACTCTCCCGGTACTTGCAGGCTTATCAGGTTGAACCAGTTACAGAAATTATTGTAGCTCTGCCAGGTCTTCACTTTGTAGCCGAAGATGTCTGGTACCTTGATATAGCTTCCAAGCTTGTCGTCGTATTTAGATGACCAAGCATGGAAATGCGATTCATTGTCGAACGAAAAACTCGCCCCTACGAAAATAGTCGTACTGCACCCGAGATATGCCTTTGCGATATACATACATGCACCAAGTACGTTCCCGCCCGTCGATACATGCACGTTGAATTTCTCAATCTCTTCAAGGGATTGGGTGATATCAGGAGCTGGAATTGGGCAATTGAAAACATACAATTCACCTTTCCACTTCGCAATCAAATCTGGGTGCGACGCCGCATAGGCAATAAGTTTTTTGCCCTTCGTCATCTCCCAGTAGTCTTTGCTCGGATCTCCGCCCTCGCTCACTTCTTCAATCGTCACCGGTCCGGCATCAAGTGACACGTAGTAGTCGACTTTGACGCCGAGATCTTCCAGAAAATGGAAATTATGCAGGCACGATATTATCGGGATACCCTTAACATCTTTGAGCAGATGCGCGTTACGCTTTAAATGGGGTCCAGAGCCAACCAAAATGCACGGCTTATGCAACTCTGCTTGATGTAACTCTCCCAGCGAAAACTTTGCGAAACCGCCTAAAAATGCCTGGTTCTGCCGATAGTTTCTAATCCAGTCACCACGCCACGAGTCGACAGTGATCTGGTCATTGCGCGTGGACTGAGCATACATATCTTCAGGCGTCCTAGGAGGCGCAAAGATATAAGGCTGTAGCTCTTTCGGGTAGTGCAACATTTCCATTTTCTGTTCCATCGTCTCTCCAAAAAAATATTTAAAAATAAACGAAACCCCGTGGGATCGCCACGGGGAACATTGTTACCAGATCTTAATAAACGCGGTTGCAGTACCAGCCGAAGCTGCTGCACCCATGGCCTTGCCGATCACCGGCGACATGTTACCAGTAGCGTTAGTCGCTGCTGCGTAAGTACCATCCGTTCCGGCTCTCAAGATTGCGCCTGCAACCATGGAGTCGTTCGCGCCAAGCTGCACCTGGGCGAACCCGCGAGTAAGCAACCAGCCGTAAGTGCCGGTAGTCAGTGTCGCGTGCTTGCAGTGACCAATTGCTAAGTCAACGCTAGTCACAGAGCTGAGAGTCACTGAGTAGCCGGATACGCCCGACACTACTGCACAGTATCCAGGCAAAATCTGGCTATTTCCTGCGTTGTAAACGTAGATGTAGTCGTCGTTACCAACGCGTCGGTTAGTGCCGACCTCCACCGAGTTAGTCGCAGTTACTGCGCTAACCGTTTCTTGGAAAACTGGACCAAGCGAAAAAACTGACATATGTAAATCCTTTCTATTAAGCGGTTAGGCCCGTGAATTTGCCGCATGTGCGTGCGTTGCTGATTCCCATGTTTCCTGCCCAGTAGATCTTGCCTACCTTCAAGTTTTGGTTGATAGGCGAGATGAAGTCATCAAAGCGGAAATCTTCTTTCGGGTGGTAATAAAGGTTCAGAAATTCTTCGTTCAGAAAGAACATGTGGTTTGCTGGCACTTTCGCGCCGATAATCACAGGCGTACCGTTGAAAAGTAGGCTTGTGAACCCTGCATCTGCCGATGACTTGTCCATGAAGCGCTGCTGTGGCTGCAACAGTGACCAGTACCGGTTGTAGTTGGCTCTGGTTGCCATGATGACGCTTGGGGTCAAGTTATTGATCGAAAGGTTGGCGAACATGGTCTGCATTGCGTCGAGAGTCAGCGTAGTAGTCGCGCTGTCCTCTTGTGACTGCCACCATGAATAGGCGGTTTGATCGATCTGGCCTACGGTGTTTCCGCTGTCGACGATCAAACGAAGGCCGCCGATTGCTGACGCTGTGGTTCCGTCGCTATAGATACCGTCTTGGATCTTGTCCTTAAGCGTCATCTCAGCTGCCATGACTTTTTGCTTCACGAAATTTAAAATGGCGCTGTCGCCGTTGTTTTTTAATTCGTCTGCCCTGGTGATAGTAATGTTCGCGTAGTAAAATTTCCAAAGGAACTTGGCAGCACTAAATTGCTCATTATCAGTCGTGTCAAGGGTATCAGTCGGGTTGTATGAGCCTGCCGCGGTCGTAGTCGCGTACATGAGCGGCTGTGCAATAGCGTCACCGCCGTCAACGGATGTATACCAGCCCTTGTCTTTCGCTCTTTTCAACAGCGCATCAGAATCGAAAATATTGTCTACGAGTTTCGGAATGTATTTTGTCCGCGTCACAGCAGACAGTTGGTTGTACGGTAGTGGCATATAGATATCCTCTTATGTTGATAATCCAAGCTCTCTGAGAGCTTCCTGAGTAAGGTCACCATAACTCTTACTCCGCAAATTTACCGGCTTCTGCACACCTACTTTGGGGTCTTGACTGGTGCCAAGGAATCCCTGCTTCGTGCGCGTCTGCACATCTTTTTCCACAGCAGACCTGCCCCTTCCCTCGTAAAGCTTCTCCAGATGCGGCTGGTAGTAGTCGTAGAAAGCGGCGCTGAAACTCGGTATCCCACGCTCATTAGCGTGCTTTATCACAGCTAGCTCTAGAGACTGTCCATTAGCGTCTTTTGTCGCAAAATTTACTTCGGGAAAACGCTTAGCAAGATCGGAAATCTCGGTTACGAGGGCCTTGTCTTGCTCGGCTGCTTGTGCTTCGATTTGTTTTGCTTGATAGTCATTAACGAAGGATTTAATACCTTGCAGCTCTTGCTGCAAAGGCTCGATGATTTGCCGCAAATTCGGGTCAATTTGCGGTGTTTCGCGGGTCTGATAAGACTGCTGGACATGACTCCACCAATCCGGGTTACTCTTCGCGAAACTATCGATTTCCTGGTATGTATTATAGCTGCTTTTAAATTCGTTGTCACGCTGTTGTCTCTCCGCATCCCATTTCTCTTGCTGAGATTTGAATTCAGACATCTTCTGCGAGTAGTCATAGCCTTGACGCGCCCACGTATCGTACTTGTCTGCGTCATTGACGACAATTTCCTTGCCGTTGTGTGTAAACTTTCGCTCAAACGTCGGTGCAGCTGGCGCAGGTGTTTCCACCGGCGCGGGTGCGTTCCGCAATTGCGATGGGTCCTGACCGTTTTCCACAGCCGACAAAATAGCATCTGCATCTAGACTGATATCATTTTCCATTTTAACGAAATTCCTTATTAGTACGGTACTGCTTCACTCTTGCCTTGTTCCATCGGCACGCCTGCTTGTGCGGGCTGCTTGCCGCCGCTCTGTGGCGCTTGCTCGCCGCTCATCGCTGACGTGATGATCTGCCGAAATTGCTCCCCAAGTTGCGCGAGAGCTTGGCCGAGATCTGGCGACTGCTTGCCCAGCACGTTTGCTACTTGCGTGATGCCTTGATCAATAGAGATCACCATATCTTTGATGGGATCTGGCTTTCCAGCAGCGGCAGGCTGTCCTTGGCCAGCTGGTGGTGGTGTTTCAGCCGATTCTTGCGGAGCAGGTTCTTGCATAGGCATAGTAGTGCCCTTTCATGGTGCTAGTTTTGGTGGATTTTGCTTAAACGAAATTAACGAAGGGGAAACTATTAGGCTGGCCTTTGGCCTTGCTGTGCTTGTGCTTGTGCTTGCTGCGCCTCGCGCTGCTTCATACGATCTTCAACAGCTTCCCAATTCGGGAAGTCCGTTTGCTTAAAGTACTCTTGTCTATCAATGACGCCTCTGTCCAAGAGTCCCAGCATCTCTTGCTTGACTTCGCCTTTGGCAAAGGGCAACGCCGTTCCGGTCGTCACTTTGATGTCTATTTCACCACGCAATTCGTATTCATTGATCTCTGGCATGGGCTGGCCATTCTCATCAAACCGTTGCACGCGCATTGCTTTGATGGTGCCCGCTTCGGTATCTTTGTCGACGACGTAGGCTCGAAAGTACTTCTGCGCCCCGTCATTATTGGTGTAGCGAAAAACTCGAGGAGCGGAATAGAATTGCATCACCCGGCTGCAATACATCCGCCCAAAGTTTTGTAGTAAGGCATCGATATTGCGAGACTTTTGGCGCAATCGTGTCTGTGCTGCATTTTGCAAAGAGCTGATCGCGCTTGCTGCTGTCACGCCACCCGGCGGCAGTCCGCGTGATACGTCTTGCGCTCCCGAGATCTGATCGACAATCTCGCGAGTCTTGTCAAACATCGTCATGATGTAAGGCTGCAGCTGCGTCCCAGATTCTCGGCGCACGTCCGTGCCTGGGTTTTTTTCGACAACTTGCCCCGGCGCATTAGTGAGCAGGTTGGGATTGACACCAGAATTGCTGTCCATGATCCAAATCGGGTTACCCGTCAGAGTAAGCACGTCAAGCATGAAGCTATAGATTTTATTCGCGATCCGCTGGGGTCCACGCACGGGTGCGATCTCAGACTCTCCGAAAAACTCACGCGGTAGAATGTAGTTTGTATAGCGCAAAAACGGGAATTTCCCGTCATCGTAGGGGTTCGGGCCGTCTTTCAGCAAAACGTCTCCCGCTTTGACTGTGTAGCGACCTCGCGGATACTTCAGTCGCTGCTCGAATACAGTACTCTGTGCACCGTCCTCGCCCTCTACTTGCTTCTCTTCTTCCTGCATCTCATCGTCAAAGTAGTATGCTTCTATCAGCATGACTTTGTCCGGCTTCTTCGCGTACTGCCCATTTCCTTCGGTCTCTACTGTCTGTCGTCTGTCTGTCGCAGATGAGTAGCGCAGCGGCTCCACCACGTTCTTGTCGCGGTCTAGAAGGTCTTCGACATCGGCTTTAACGTACTTGCCCTTCTCTGGATAGAGACGCGCTACGTCTGCAACACTCATGGGCCTTGCGCGGATAAAGCCTCGGGAGTCCTTATTGACATCCTTCGCGTCCGGATCTGGGTAGATATAGAAGATTTCTTGTGACGAAAAATCAATATCCCCCGCGCCGAAGCGCAGATCTTTATTATAGCAAAGGTCTGCTATACCCGTGCCGTAAATGGCACCGTCGTAAAGCAACTCTGTCAGCTGATAGAGCCAATTATTAGTCTCCCAGTCGGCATCAAGCATCTCATTCAGCATGCCGACAAACTCGCGATCTGTGGGGTCGCGGGGCAAGAAGTCAAATCTTGGCTTGGCGTCAGTCAGGATCGGGATTTGGGATTGGATCACTTGCCAGACAAGATTTATGACTTCAGTGTGGCGATAGCTTGGGCGCGGACCCTTCCACTGCTTGCCTCGAAAGAATTTGTAGTCTTCCATCCATTGCGCGTCGTACTGATTCCGATGCCGGCGGTATCTGTCAAAAAGGCCATCGATTTTCTTGCAAAGCTTCCGCTCTTCCGGGGTGGGGTCATACTCATCAGATAGCGGCTCTTTAGTGGGCGCTGAGTGCTCGGCTAAGGGCATCTGTGCTTGCATCTGTTACGCCTCACTCAATAGTTGTTCTGCGCTCACGTCCCAGCGCTTTGCTATCCGTGTCTCGCGCTCAGTCTCAAGTTGCTTGTATATTTTTTCGGGAGCTTCGTCGCCGACGGGGATTATATCACGCCCTTGATCGCGCATTCTATCAGTTTCGTTACGAAGATGGTGCTTGTTACGAATATACTTGCCGAAAGCGGGGTTGTAGTGCCCTTTTTCGACGCTACCAATCATCGCCGCCACTATATATCGCTCGGCAATTGCGCCGCATTCGCACGTCTCCGGCTTGTCGATATCAGCAACCGACTTGATCACGTCGAACATATTCTTGCATTGTCTGCATTGGTACGGGTAAATCATGTATCGTTTACTTTTTAAATGAGGTTTACATGAAAGTACTTGTTTTTGGGCATTTGGGCAACATGGGAAAGCGTTACGGTCGAATACTTACCGACCTTAAAGCTGATTGGGTTGGTATCGATCACAGACAGCCGATCCTCGACAAAATCCGCGTTTGCAGCGAAGGTTTTAAAGCAATCACTCATGTGATTATTGCTACCCCAACAGAGACTCACCAACAACTCATTCGCGACTGTGACGAGATCTTCGAATTGCCCGTCAAAATACTCTGCGAGAAGCCAATATCTTTTGATATGTATATCCACAACTCCCCTAACCTGCTCTATATGGTCAATAATTATCAATACTTGACCGATACTAAGTCACGGGGACTAACATCATATGCCTATTATTACTCCGGTCCACACGGCATAATCTGGGACTGTATCCAACTCATCGCGATGGCTCACGGCGAAATTGAGCTATCGCTGCAATCAACTCAATGGTCAGCTACGATTAACGGTCACGAGCTGAATCGAAGCACGATTGACGCATCCTACAGCTCGATGCTCCAAGATTTTATCGGCGACTGCAATCATCTCTGGGGCAAAGCAATGATCTATAAAGCTCACTGCCGCTGCACGGCTCTTGAAAGTCGATTCGGCTTCAATCCCACCTCTCTGCGCTTTGACTACGCCGATCGCTCGTTATCATCGCCAATCTCTCGCGATGACTCATCCTACCCGGAGTTTCCGAAACACTATAAATGGGACGGACGTTTACTAAATTGTCCACCATGACTATGCCATACCTCAGCGCATCCAAGACGTGATCATCTTTGCCGATGGGATTCGCGTCACGTCTTGCTCTGTCTGGCTTATCATCTAAAGAGTCCGGGTAACGATACGTCTCGATCTCATCAAGTAAATGCTTGCAGCGGCCACGGACGAACTTCAGTCGCCTGCTCTTGATGCGCTCATAGACTTTGCCGACACCCATCCAGATGTCGTTGTCCGCGCCAGTCATCGAGACGCCGCGGATACCGTTCATTTCTTGGATCATGGCAGGCTGTGATGGGTCAGCGAACCAATGTTCAACGCCAAATATTTTCTGGTTTTGCTCTATGATTTCCTTGACTTGCGATGGTGATAACCTGCTCCGCTTTATTTCATGCAACACAAAAATGTGCTCGCCAAGGACGCCGAAAATGACAACACCGAAAGGCTCTGTGTATCCCCAATCGACGCCCGCAAAAATGCGCAAGTTGCGCGGCACGTCATCTGCATCGATCTGATTAAGATCCTCGTCATAGCAATCGTAGACAATGCCCTCCGGCCTCCCAAACTCGCCGCCGAAGATCATGGCAAATCTACGCGGGTCCATCGTCTTCCTGCGCGCCTCAAATTCCTCTTTCGGGAAATAGGGGTTCTCATCCGACCGTGCTTGCACAACTAGGACGTCATCGCGATCGCCCTTCAGGCCTGGCTTTACAAGCTCTTTCCAGACCCAATTCATTGCGTATGGGCTTGTAGTGATGTCTATCGTAGCCTGCTTCGGTGCCGCCCTACCCTGCAAGTTTTCCCAAAAATAGAGGCTATAGAGACCGCCCTCATCTGCCCAGATATGCCTACATCTTCTGATGCCGACAATGGAATCAGGTATGTGTCCCGTGCGGAAATAGATGGTGCCGCCACCGTGAATTTTATACAGCGAGTCCGCCGCATGATATTTGCCGAACCTTCGGTCTGGCACCATCTCCATAAAAGTGGGTAGTGTAGCTTGTTTCATGATTTTAAAGGTGGGTGCTGTGACTAAAAAGGTATCTCGCGGGTCAGTGAATTCGTGGCATTTTTGAAGGAGGCGAATTGCTCCTACCTCACTCTTACCCCATTGAATTCCGGTACCTACGACTGTAAATCTTTTCTCAGAAAGAAGGGCGGATTGCTGCTTATCTGAGTGCGGCTGCCATACATGGCTCATAGCATCGCGGGGCCGATTGGGTCGCCTGCTTTCCGACTGAGCTTAGCTTGCTTGCCTTCAATCTCTTGCCAGGCGGCCGGTGATAGAGCTTCGATGTCTGTCTCACGAGACCTGTACGCGCCAAAATTATCGCCGTAAGTCAGCACGTCACCGACTTCGATGTCTCTCTTAGCTTTGAGCCTCCGCCGCCATCGCTCAACTAGCGGCTTATTAACCCGCTTTCCAGCGCTGTCGTCTCCGCGTAGTGCCTTGATCATCGCGCCAAATTCCTCGGCGTCAAGACTGACAGCAGCGTCATCTGTGCCCACTACGCCCGCTAAGTTAACGTGCTTTTCGATCACTTCGCATCCGAAGTGATACGCCGCGGACAGCGGGGCATAGATCACGTCTTTTGAATGATCCGAGAAGCCTACAGGCACGCCAAAGCGCTTTAAGCGGTCGATCTCAAACAGGTTGTGGTACGCGCTCGGATATTCCGGCGATGAGTACATGATACATAGCTGGTCGGTTGCAAACTCCGCGATGATTGCATCGATTTCATTATTGCTGCATCCCGCGACTGTGACAAAAGTCGGCTTGTTACACTTCGCGACGGCCTCTATTAGCTGAGGCCAGTTAGCTTCTGACGTTGCTACTTTGTGGGCAAAAACGTAATTATCGACAAACTCAACATCGTCTGGGTGAAATACCGAGCACATGAGCTTGATGCCGCATGCTTCCGCTTTCTCCGCAAGAGCCGGCAGCCATTCTCTGATCTTGCAGTCTTTACCGTCCTCGTCACCGTACAGCGCCCATCTATCTGCCAGCTGAAACTTGACTGCATCGGCGCCCTGCTGCTTCGCTTTTGATATCGAGTCTTTCGCGTCTTCAAATGTATCGTAGTTGCTTCCAATTTCGGCGATCACAAACGTCATTCTGCTTCTTCTTCCTTCGGTTTTCCGCGCTGCAAGCTAATGATCTCGCCGTCGCGTGTTTTGATGATGAACGGCTTCGCTTCTTCCATTTCCGGCTCGGGTTCGTTGCGCCATTTGAATCGGTTTTTCATTGCGAAAATCCAAGCGGAAGCGTTGAAATATTGAATCTGCCCTCTAATCCCGTCTAGTCCAGTTTGCTCCCAAAACCGCAGCGATAGGGCTTGACCATGCTTCTTAGCGTCGGAGAACTCCGGGTGTCTTTTCGCCCATTCATATAGAGTATCAATGTGTGATTCACACAATGCCGCGAACGAATCGAACGACAGACCGCCCCGCATGTGCGCAAGAAGCTGCTCACAATATTCGGGCTTATACTTAGTGGGTTGACCCGGCCGCCTGGTAGCTGCGGGCTGTTTTTTTTTGGTCTTTTTTTTCAAGGCTACCTCTCGCCGTTAGTTGCTGATAATATTATCGCTTATATTGTTCAAAAAATCAATTCTCACGATATTCTGAACGCTCAGAATAACCTTTATTATCGATTAGTAAGTATGCGATCATCAGCGCATCGCTTAAAATTATCGGAGACACTGATGGACGATCTAACGCACTTGTTCGGCGGCGGCGTAACTGGCTTAGGAGTCGGCTTGATGTTGGTGAAGAAAGTCATTGCGCAATATGAGGAGCGTCTAGATGCTGTGGAAAAGCGCGTCGAGGAGAAATTCGACAAGCTGCTAGCTGCGGTCTTAGATATCAGGGTCGCAATAGCAAGCGCTAGCCACTTGCATGCAGACGTTGCTAAGCTCGCTTCTAGAGTTGACGATCTCCATGAAAGAGTCACGCGTTAAAGCCCCGCCTTTTTTAAATCAATATTCGTTCTGACGATGCTTGCTAATTGCTTTGCGACATTACACGCCGCATTCACATTTTGCGCATTTATCTCTTCATTTTGCAATCTCTGCATCCAAACTAACAAATGCTCTGCCGCATCGCGCAAATAATTCGTCGAAGCTCGATTTGCCGGCTTCAAATTGTCTGATTGCTGCGTCAAACCCGTAGAGTGGGTGCTGTTGTCGCTGTTGCTTTTGCTGTTCTCTTTTTTGTTGCTTAAGTCGCTCATGATGCTTCCAATAATATCTATAATAGGCTTGTTTAGAGCTCCGACGTGCGAT